CGTAGGAACCTTAGTCCTACGGTCTTTTTCTCTGCTCAAAATAGTGAGTCTAACTTGATTTAACAAGTTAGCTCAACGTACTTAAATTATAGCACAATAACAGCCTTATCACCATCAACGTATTTGCCATCAGAACCACCACCGACAATCAAATACTTGTCTTGACGTCCAAATACTATCCAAGTGCTGCCTTTTGGTAAATGCTTAATTCCTGCTGCACCTGCTTTAGGTTCGTCTTGTGTGTAAGCATCATCAGCAACTATCTTGCACTTTGCGTGTGCGTTGTCGTTTACTGCAAGTGGATTAATCTTAGTTAAACCATCTGCTTGACTTGCCCACTGTGTATTGGTACCAAGTTTAACGGCACCACCTTTAGCTTGCCAAATAATGAAGTCACCATACTTACGTACAGCATCAGCTCCATTTTCTTTTGTTACAAATGCCAATTCTGAACTTGTGTAAAGATTAATTCCACCTTCACGATTAATTCTAAACATACCAAGTTGATTCCATTTTACTTCTGGATGCCATGCCATTTCTTCATCTACCTCCGTTAAACTACTATTACTTGTACTTGCTATCAATTTATTCCAAGTGGCTTTGTCTCCATAGAATACACTTATATCAATTTTTCCAGAATGTCCTGAAATATGACCATTTCCAGTCCATTGATGAAGTGTAATAGTATCCCAGTATTTAGGGCTACCAATCATGACTGGATTTTGAAACCCGTAAGTAGGAGCAGTCACATTATACTGAGCAACCCATAAAGGATACTTCTTTGCTGCAAAACTCCAGTCTTGTGAGTTTTCAGTAGATAGTGCAATGTATAGCCCTAAAGGCTTACCAGCTTTAGCACTACCTTTTTCCAGAATTTCACGAGCAATTCTCGTTCCGCTATGTTTGATAGGTTTTGGTCCACTTTCTGAAGTATAGTCTTCATAATCGACAAACAGCATTGCCTTATCCTTGTAGCTTCCAATTGCATTAAAAAAGGCATTAACTTGAGCTGTCGTATCAGCTTCAGTAGCCCAATGATACAAGCCTAAGCACTTACCTTGAGCTAATGTCTGGTCAGCCCACGTCTTCCAGTAAGGATTAACAACCGATGTTCCTTCCGTAACTTTAATAATCACTATATCTGCACCAGTTGCTGCAATATTGATGTCGTTCTGGTAAGGACTAGCAATATCAATTGCATTTAAAACCATAAGCTACCTCTTTTCTTAAAGATGTAAATCATCTAATCTATCATCTTGCTTGGTTATAGTTACAGCAGGAACAGGAGCGCTCTTAATTTCAGAAGCCTTAATAAGTTTTGGTTGAAAGATGCTCTTTTTTTCTGCAACAGCTTTTTCAACAGCGCCTTTTGCGCTGGCTTCTGTAATAGGTACTCCAGCCTTCTTAGCCTGTTCAACAACTGCTTGAGTTGCATTAACTTGCTTCTGAGCATTGCTAATGTCTTTAGTTGCTTGCAAACTAACAGCCCATTCTGCAATATCATCAACAATTTGAAACTTTTCAGCCATTTTAGGATCTTTAACTTTTAGATAGTCGAAAAAGCTTTTAATAATCCATGCTACAACGAATAATACAAATAAATAATCATTAATTTTCATTATTTACACCTCCTACATTCCCATTTGTAGTAATAGTTGGTAACTGTCCAGTTGAAAAATAGTTAAGCCAGCGCTCAACTTCTGATCTCAATGCTTCAGGAACCTCTGCAAGTACCATTTTTTCGTCTTGGATTAAAGTTACATAATTCATAGTCATAATTGATGGTTTCATAGTTTTTACTTCTTTCTTAATAATTTAATTTGATTTTTTAGTCGAACATTTTCACTCATAAGTTCAAGAATTTGTTTTCTCAAGCTATCATTTTCTTGTCGTGTACGTTCGTTTTCACGCTGTAAGATGTTTAAGTTATCTTTTAGTATGTCATGAGTACTTTTTTTACTTGCGAGAATATAAGTAAAAATACTTGGGGCTATCATACCTATTATCTGCATGAGTTGAGTGTATCGCATCACCTCACTTCCTACTTTCTATTTAGTATCAGAATGCCTTGCTACATACATAATGACAGCAATCAGTGCAACGTCTGTGATAACATTTGTAAAAATTCTTGGATAATGCATAAAAAATGCATGACCAAGTTCTACAAAAGCCAAAAGAGTCATAAATGCTGTCGCAAGTGTCAAAAATATTTGGTTTGTTTTTGGATTCTGCTCTTTACTAATACTCCATAAGACAATTCCGCAACCTAATGCTGTGCCAAAAAAGCCAACTGCATCATCATTAAGTATAGAACTCATATTTGGAGGCCAGAAAAAATAGCCCTTATTAAGCCACAATTCAAGACCGATAAGAGCTATAGCACCACCAATAATGATATGGAGTGTGTTAGTTTTGAGTCGCTGTTTGAGAAACTTCAACATAGTCATCTCCAGTCAGTGCTTTATATTGTTCTTTAGTGATTTGATGCAACTCTACAAAGGTTGCAACCTTTGCCTTGTCGTAAACCCCAACATTGTAGCAGTAGCTAACTGTTTTAAACATTAATAAATTAAATGTTTGATAAAAATTCATTAGTTTTGACCTCCTTCACTAGTAGTACTTGCACCTGGTATGAGTTTAGATGAAATTATTGACATCATTGAAGTTAGATTACCCATGTTGGCATTTAATCCATCAAGTGTCTTAGTGATTTGTGCGTTTTCTTTAGTATTTTCTTGGTTTTGAGTTTGAATTGTTGTAACTGACTTAGTTAGTGCTTGTACATCATCAGCAACTGCAGCAATCTTAGCATTAAGAGTTGCTGAGTCAACTTCTACCCACTTAATATTTGTCCAATCGAAAACTGGATTCTTAATTGAAGCATCAGGTGGAGTAACAATTATTGGATATAAATTATTTTCAATTTTTTGTTCAGTAATGAATGTTTGAAAAGTAATATCACCACCACGAGTAGCAGTGCTTATGTAATAGTGATACATCCCATCTGCTTGCTTAACATTTGTATCTTTAATTTCTGTTGTTTGTTCTTCAGCCATTTTATTGGCTCCTTTCTTTAAACTTATCTACCAGTATGGAAACTACCATCATCGTATATACCAAACTGACCACGACGTTTTCCAAATGGAGAGTACGATACATATTGGTCAGTACCGCCCCAATAATTTTGAATGTTACCTTCTTTAACAAGTAAGTTAGCTTTAATGACAACTTCTTTACTACCCACAGAAATTTTAGATAGTAAGTTAGCCATTTGGCCTTGTAAAACTGCAAGCTGTGTTTCAAGGCTTGAATATCTGCTTTCTAAAGTCTTACAACGTGTTTCAAGATTGTCACACCTCATCCTTAAGCTGAGTACTTCAGCCTTGTTAGAGTCACTTTCTTCTTTTAAATTATTGGTTTTATTGTCAATTTGAGACTTGTTGTAGTAATTAGTTAAATCACTTTTCCACGCAATATCTTCGGACCAGATAGGATAATTGCTATCATCATATGTTCCGCCTGAAATTCTTGCTTTTCGCTCTTTTGTGTTATTTGAAATCGATAGCACGCCTCGACCATTCCAAGCACCAAAAATTAAGCCTTGTGAATAATTGGCTAACCCAGGTTTTCCATCATCATTACCACTAAAATCAGAACGATAAACTGTTAATGTTTGTGCTTTATTAGGACTTCCCATCGCTGTAAAATCATCAATATTTTTCGTTGAATAAAACATTGGAGTACTTAAATTAACAATATTTTTGGTAGCATATTTAGTTGGCAACCAACTAATTAAACCCTTAATAATAGCACTATCTGCTAGCCAAGCATCCCCATAACTATAGGTCTTTTTATCAGAAGGTTCAGTATTATTGTTATAGTCATAAGTTTTAATAACTGTTTGCTTAGGCAAAGTAACGTTACCTGAAGCATCAGGCTGTTGACCTTGAACGGTCTTCACCTTAGCTGCATTTGCCACTTTATTATCAATAACTGCCTTAGTATAAGTATCAACTTGTACATTGCCATTAGCATCTGGAGTTACGCCATTTACTGATTTAACAAAAGAAGCCCAATTAATATCATGCAAATTATTTTGAAGTTGAGTTACTTTATCTTGAATAGCTGATACCAATTGGTTTAGATTTGGAATCTTGTTCTTATTCAAATTATCAATTACAGCTTGTAAGCTATTAATATTTGTTTGAATAGTTGCTAATTCTGATTTAGCAGTATTTCTAATCTGACTCCATTCATTTCCGATAGCTTTAAAATTACTATCAGCAGTAGATTGAATCGAACTTTGCTGATTATTAGCAGTGCTTTGAATTGATTTCTTTTGAGTATTCCATTCTCCGTTAATACGGTCTTTATCTTGATTCCACTCTGTATCAATTCTTTGCTTATCTTGGCTCCAACCATTATCACGATTTGCTTCAGCTTGTTTATAAGCATTAGCACGACCTTGTTCAGCTAGTTGATAGGCATTGCCTAATTCAGTAAGCTTCTGGTTCATTTGGTCTTGTGTGGTTTTTAACTGTTGTTTAAGTTGACCGTCTGCATTATCTACAAGAGTTTGCATTTGACTACGCAACTGATCCAATTGAGTGATGTAGTTAGTATTATAGATTGAAGCATTAGCTGCATCTTTTACTTTCAAATTGAAGTTTTGTGTTGAGTCAACTACTGTTCCTGAAGCGTCCGCAATTTCAAACCATGCTTCTCCTGTCGCTGCATAGCACTGACTATGAAGTGTGTAACTAATAGATCCATTTCTGGCATCTATTATTTGAACGTTGGTATCAACTACGTACTTATCTGAGTCTTTATGTTCGTTAAAAGTAACTTTTTTGTTAGTTAAGTCATAAGGACTATTATCTTCATTTATAAAAATAGCAGTAATCGTTAAGCCTTTTTCAGACTGCCTGATTACTGCATCTTGCAAGTTAGTTAACTTTTTGTTTGTGACCAGTGTTAGATTTTGTAGACTCATTATTATCGCCTCCTTTCAATTTATCTCTCATGTCTAACTCATGCTGCAAATCTTTTATTTTTTCTTCGTATTTAGCAAGAACAACCTGCTGTCTTAAAGAAATATTTTCAAGCCGAGTTATTTCAGCCATTGCAGCATTAAGTACATCATCGCTTGTAATATTTAAGTCCATTAAAGCACCCCGCATTTTTCCATAACTCGATAAAGTTGGGAACCATTTATAGTAGTTCCACCAACTTTTATACTATCTACAGTCATTGCCGACGCATTGCCTTCATCATCAGAAACAGAAAAGCCATATTCTCCCGATAAAACAGTATAGTAACGCTGATGGATATTTATGATACTATCAGCAGTTATTTGAGTACCTTTCAATATAACCCCTGTAATAGTTCCACCGCTTATACTTTCCGCAACAAGTCGACCTTGACTATCTATAGCAGTTCTTAGAGTACCATCAGCACCAGTATAGCCTAACCCATTTCCGTTAAAAGTCATGTACCCACCAGAAGCACTACTTGCACGCAATTCAGTCGGATTCTGCCAATTTGGATAGGCTGTAATAACACCTGAACCTCCACTAGTTATCCAACTTTGTACATCAGTTACTTGATTGTTAATAGCTTCAATTCGATCTTTAAGTTGGTCATAGTTATCATTAAGAACTTGACTTTCAATCTTTAAATCCTCACCAATTTTTAAAATCGATGCTTTTTGAGCATCACTTTGTAATTTCAATGCCTGATTCATTTGTCCAAACAAATGGTTAGATTTTTTCTCAACTGTTGCAAGTTGTTTAGTGGTCTCATGTTGCATTTGTCCAAGTAAATGTTCATAAGTTAGAGGTAACTGTCCTATAGTTACACTTATATTCTGACCAAGCAAAACATCGTAAGTTATGGAGTTAACCATTGCTTTGTCTAAGATATTAAGGTCATCTACTTGTATTCCAACATAATCATAAAGATCTACTTGTCTAAGCTGTGAAAATTCATCTTCAATGTTTGGATATTCAACCGTCAATGAGTAATTTGGTCTACCAATTCGATATTCTCGCATATACTGCTCTGCTACTGTCTTAAGCTTATCTTTATCATTTCCAACATTATAGCTAGATAGATCAACTGCTTGTACTCTTAAAGCTTCTTGACCAGTTGCGTATTGAGAAATTAAAACTGGAGGATCTAACATTAAGGTTTGAGTTTCAACTTGGGCATCAGCGTCATTAGCTCCACCGATTCCAACATCACTTGCAGAACTAAAATCAAAATAAGCTGCATCTACCCAACCACCAGAATCAAGTCTATAAAAAGTATGACCATTAGAATCAGATTGACCCGTTATCTTTACTTGATCTCCTGTAGTTAAGTATTTGCCAGAAGCATCAGTACCATCAGGAGAATTGTAAATTGCTATTTTTCCTGATGATTGGATAATTGCTTTTCTTGCCGTATCTTCATCAACTGCAACTGAACCACTTTGAGTGAAGTCAATATTGTCATCACCCTTAACCCAAAAATTAGGGGCTATTTCATACCAACTCGAACCATTATTTGCTTTAGATACACTGGTTATTTTATGGAAACTTCCTGCTGCTAATTTATCGCTTCTTAATGCTTCTCCAGATGGTCCATAGGCTGAAACAGCATTTGCAGTCTTGACGTGGAGAATTCCAGTTACTGGAGTTGTAACGTAATCACTAGATTTAGTTACAGAAAAGTACTCCTCAGGTATCCATTGATTGTCATTACCAATGCAGTACCATTTACGACCATACTCATCATAACCAATTTTCCAAATCTTATATTGAATACCGTTTTCAACGTACTGCTCCATTGGTCTGTGTCCAGTTAGTGGTGAAGACCATAGCCGAACTCTACCAAGCCCAGCATAAACAACAGTACCAACACCCCGATAATCTGAAACAATGCCTCGATTATTATCTGTATCAGAAGTAATCTTTATTGTTCCTTGGCCTGTTGTAGAGTTAATAACATAGTTGCCACTTTTATCGAACGTGAAAAAGTGTTCATCAATCCATTGACCATCACCAATCTTATACCAAGTATTGCCATTACATGTATTGTCTTCAGCTTTAGCAGTAACTTGATAATAAGCACCATTCTGAACGTGACCAACTACCTTATTACCTTTATTCGGGCTATCGTATACTTCTGCACCACCAGTTCCAAGATATTGAACTGTACCTTTTCCTTCCATAGCACTACCATCAACCAAAGTCGTATTTGGTGTGTAGCTAGCGTACGGCATAATTGCATTGTAAGTGGAGTCGGTCGTATGATCTTCAACCGCTGAAAGCATATTCCGACCATACTTGATAATTATTCCTGAGTCTTCCCCTGCATGCTTTAATAACGACCAGTGGTAATTATTAAATTTCCACTGACCGTTGTAGATTGCTTGTATGGTTTGAACAACTGTATCACCTGCCTGGTCATCCCCAAGAAAAATGCTATTAGCATTCTCCACTTCATTGAACTGCCAAGCAACATTAGCAACTTTCTGTATATCAGTAGAAAACTGATAATCTGCAAGATTTGAACCATACGCAAGTGAACCCATAACTGCTTTAAAAGTATCTTTAGGCGTAGCATTGGCAATTGAAATATTCTTATAAATTGGCATCATTGAGAGGTCACCAGCAATGTGATTAGCAGTAACTGAGATACTCATTGAACCAACGTCTTTTGAAACGTTTATGATACGAAACTTCTGGTTCTGTTCTTCAGAACTCTTACCCATAGCACAAACAATCACACGACCACTGACTAACTCGTCTGCAAGAGGAGCATCAGCCTTGTAACTCATTGTAAGGTGTGGAATTTGGTTAGCATTTCGCACAACTTGCATTGATGTTGCACCCGTAAGAACCCCAAGTCCCAAAGTATCAGTGCTATCACTTGCGACTGTATGTAAAGTTGCTTTAACTTTCATAACTTTCGCCTCCATTTTGCTTGATACTCGAACTTACTATATTTTCCTGAAAGGCTAATCTTATTTACTCCAGATGCTAACTCTGGAAAGTCATTATTTGGAAAAATAGCACAATTAGCACGGTTTTGTGTCTTACTCTTGTATACTAAGCAGTTCTCACTGTCGATATAGACTTCATCGTCAATATTTGTAAGCTTGTACTGCAATCCATTAACAGTTAGCGTAAAATCTCCACTACCAACAATGTGAAAGGTTGGCTGTGAGGAGTACCGTTCATGGTTAATGACCGTTTGTGGTACATCCCTCCAAAGTAAGCCATCATACTGCATTACAAATGGTTTCACTGTTAATGTGAAATTCACTTTAGCCAGTATGCTATTACTAATTGAGATGGTTGGTGGTTGTGCAACATAACCAATAAATCTATAAGGTTCTAGCATAGATAACTGCCATTCTTCGTACGAAGTTGGTTCTTTATCTTGAGGTTGAAGCCAGTCGCAGAACTCCATAAACCACTCTGTCCAATCTTTATAGCCTTTAGGAAACTCCACTAACATATTGATAGGTTGTTGTATGTTTCCATAATTTGTTGCATCCATTAAAAAATCACCGTTAACACCAGAAACTGATGTTGCGGTGATATTTCTTTTAGGTTGAACAATATTCAATGGATAAGTAATTCTTGCACCAAAGTCTTCAGAACTTCGGCCACGATAAACAAGCTTAACGTAATTCACTAATATTCAACCTCCTATTCAATACTGCAGTAGCTAAATCTTTTCTCATATATTTTGAAAGTCCATCAGCTACTTTCTTACCATCAAGATTAATTGTGTTTTCAATTGTTGCTTCTGATGTAGCCCAAATTGTTAATAAATTGGCAATGGTATCCAAAGTTTCTGAAATGTGGCTTAGACTTGTGCTGTCAGCAACTACTGAAGTATCTGGTTGGTCTCTTGCAGCAAGCATTGCAGCAGTTTGGCCAAGAAGTTGGTAACTTCTAGCACTTTTCATTGCTGAAAGTGGAATTGCCATTTCAGGACCATCTTCACCAAAAATTGAAGGAGTCGTCGCAATTCCGCCATTTGCATAACCGTGACCATGACCAATAACAGCCAACATTGAACTACCATATCGACGTATAGCATATCTAATAGCAGCAAGCATATTATCAAAACCATTGAAGATATTTCCATGACCTGGAAAAGCATTTGCTCTAAAAGTACCTGGTTTAGTTTGAAGTAGCCCAGTTGCATGCCCATCAGCCAAACCATCAGTACCACCAACAGCATGAGGATTACCACTTGACTCAGTTTGAATTTGACGAAGCCAAGCATTTACATAAGCTGCAGTTGTTGGTAAGCCGTTCATTTCTAGAGCTTTTTCAAGAGCTGAGCGCCATCTTTCAACTCCAGAACCAGGTGGATTTTGAATTTGGTCGTCAACCTTCTTTAACATTGCTTCCCACTTAGCCTGAAAACCTGCAACCATCTTGTGAACAACATCTTCACCAAATCTAACAAAGTTAGCATTGCCATGAAGTAAGCCACTAATTGCTGAATTTACTAGGTTAGTTAGAGCTTGTGCTGGATTCTTTAACCATTTTTCTGCAAGTTCAAACTTGTCTTTAATCCCAGTAAAGAAGCCAGAAACTGCATTAGAAGCAACATTTATAATGCCTGAAACCCAACCACCACTTGCGTAGTGTTCTAAGCCTGCTTGTTCCATCAAGCGCTTAGTTTCTCCAGCATTATAAATATAATCGCCTGGTTCAACAGGAATAATCTTGTCACGCTCGTCGTACATTTCGAGAGAACCATCACGACGTTGAACAAGTTCTCGATAGTTTTCAGACTTTTCATCGTTAATGACTGCTAGTCGTCCATGCTTCTTTTCAATTTGACCACCAGTTGCAACATGGTGTAATGATCCAAATGCATTTTTACCTGTAAAGAATTTCCAAGCTGAATTAATACCGCCAACCATACCGTTAACAATATCAATTACACCATTAACGCCAGAACGTGCAGAGTTCTTAATAGTTCCCCAAACGTCTTTGAAAAAGTTAGAAATTGAATTCCAAACACTAGTCCAAGTATTCTTAATACTATTGAGTACCGATTCGGTAGTTTTAGCAATTCCAGAAACAGTAGTGTTGTGACTATTCTTTAAATTATCCCATTGCTTCCCAGCATTTGAAGAAATCTCGTTCCACTTGCTTTGCCAATCACTAGCCATTGACTTCAACCCATCTCCAGCAGTTTGAAGCATAGACTTAAAGAGGTTGTTGTGATTGTCTTTCATGTGTTTGCTAAAGTCACTAGAGCCTTTTTGGACATCGTTAAAGAAATTCTTGAAATTTTCCGATGAAACTGTCACAAACTTCTTAACGTAGTCTTTCAAGCTACTAGTCAGTGCAGAACCTGTCTTCTTTAGAGCATTCGCTCCAGATTTATGTTGTGCTTTTACTTTATTCCAGTAGCTTTTCCAAGCATTTGAAGCTTTTTTTGAGAAATTGGTTACACCTTTATGAAGTGCTGTAGTACCTTTATTCCACAAAGATTTGGTCTTAGCCCAACCAGATTTAGCTTTGTTGCCTACAGTCTTCCAGTAAGAGTCCCAACCTTTCTTGGCTTTTTTTGTAAAATTACTCCAGCCTTTATTAAGCTTTTGAGTGCCTCTAGACCATGACTTTTGTAAAGATTTCCATGATTTGTCAGTATTCTTTCCGACTTTCTTCCAGAAACTTGACCAGCTCTTTTGGATATCTTTAGAGCCTTTAGAGATTGCCTTCTTAAATTTAGGCATATTCTTGTTTAAGTAATTGGTTGCGTCTTTTCCGAAGAAGACATCAGAGATAATGTTACCCCATTTTTTCTTCTTGATATCATCAGCAACACCTTTCATATTAGTGTTAATATGATGACCAACTTTCTTAGCCATATTGGCAAAGAAATCAAAAGATTGGTGAGCGCCAAATCCTAACCATTGAACGAAGTTCTTAGGCTTGTTTTTCTTGCCTTCAGCTTGCCAGCCTTTGGTAAATTCGTTAACACCTTGACCACCCCATTTACCAATTTGACCACCTATTGCACTACCTAATGCTGCACCTGCAGGACCACCAAACCAAAGTCCAATACCGCCACCGATACCAGCACCAATACCTTTACCGATGTCAGCAGAACGTTTATCAGCATTGTGAATATCTTTAGTAAGACCTTCGAAAATAGAGGAACCAGCGTCTAGTGCAACACCTGCACCTGCTATACCAGTAGTGATCTTCCCTGCAGTAGATAGACCACCAAATCCAGCACTTATTTTGCCAAACCCAGTAGCACCTTTACCGCCAGCACTTCGCATTGATTGGAAAGCACCACCAGCAGTCTTTCCATTAATAAGGTCTTTAGTAGCCGTGCCTAACTGCTTCAAACTGGAAATAGATTTATCAACAGCTCCAGGTAAACCTTTAACCCATTTGTAAGTATCATGGATAGCAGAACCTACACCATAAATACCACGAGCAACAGCAGTTAAGCCCTTAATTGCTGCAATTGCAACAATTGCTTTGGCAATCATCTTAATTGCGCCTTTATTCTTAGCCAAGCCATCTAAAGCACCTCTGATTTGTTTCAAAGGGTCCTTAGATTTAGCAGCATTCTTTGACGTAAGACCGAAAGCATCTGCAATTGTTGAGACTACGCTAGCAAAGGTTTTCCACAAATCCTTACCAAGCGTAACAGCAATCTCAACAACATCACTAGCCATTGCAGAAATGTCTTTTTCATGCTTACCAATGTATTCAAGTATTTTAGTACCCCAAACAGCGACTTGAGCAATAGCTTTTCCTAAATCCTTAGCACCTTGTTGCAATGCTGGACTAGCCATTAATTTGGAAAGTTGTTGAACTGCCTTATTTTGAGTATCAAAAAGTGGTGCAGCAATTTGCTTTTGTAAATCTTGCCAGCGTGCCTGCATTTGCTTCATTGCACCAGCTTGGGTTTTGCCAAAATTGCTGTAGGCTTTACCACCATCTTCACCAACTTTTTCAAGAAGTTGCTTGAATTGTTTCGTGGATAATTTTCCACTATCAATCATTTGAGCAAAGGCTGATTCAGACACCCCTGCCGCTTTGGCCATTGCAGCACCTAAACCTGGAGCTTGCTTAGACATACGGTTCCATTGACTCGAGGTTACTTTGGAACCAGTCATTACACGCGCCATAGCTTGTGAGAAGCCAAGCATTTGCTCATTGGTCATCTTGGTATTGTCACCAATTACACCAACAGCACGTGATAGCTTCATTGCTTCTTCCGTATTACCATTTGTGGCACGGTTCATTGTCATTTGAAGTTGAGTGGCTGATTCACCAGTTAAATTGGTGTTAGCCTTCAACTCTTTCATCTGGTTAACTAATTCTTCTGTTTCCTTAGAAGATTTACCAAATCCTGACCATTGAGCCTTGATCTTTGCTCCAGCTTTTGAAACCTCAATCCCTGTTGAGATGATGCCTTTCAATCCACTTTCAACAGAGCTGAAAGCATTAGATGCTAGGTTCCCAAGAAAAGCACCAGAAAATACCCTCTTGAAGATGCCTTGCGACTTTTCGCCCTCTTTGTTAACTCCTGCAAGCTTGGACTTCATCTTATCAAAGACTGAAGGGTTAGCTTTTCTAATTTCAGAGTCAAGCTCAGACATCTTAGTCTTAGTTTTAGCTAAACTGGTTGCAGTTTCGTCAACACGTTGCTTCTGAATTCGATATTTATCGCTAGCCTTACCAGCAGAATTCTCTATCTTTTCAAGTTCCTTAACTTGAACATCGTAGATCTTGTTCAACTGTTCGTAAGTAGACTTTAAACTTGAAAGCTTCGCCTTATTAGCTTCTGTGGCCTTTCCTTCTGCTTCCAGTCTGTCAATGTAAGCTTTTGAGGAACTGGATATCTTACGAAGTTCTGATTGAGCATCAGCTAAGCCAGATTTGTAATACTCTACCGAGTTCTTAGCTTTTTCTTGCTGATTACTTAAAGAGTTAAGCTTACTTGTTGCAGAAGCAATTTGACGCTCGGTTTTAGTGATTTGGTCTTGGTAACTAGAAAAAGCATTCCTTCCAGCTTCAGTACTTCTATCTACTTCGCCTTGTGCCTTTTTCAATTCTGATTGTTGGGCTTTCAAGCGCTCAATTACTTGCTTTTGCTTTTCAAGTGCATCAGAAACGCCTTTAAATTTAGCTTCTGCAGCACCTAGCTTGTCTCCTGCTTGTTTTAACTCAATAGCTTGAGTTTTCCAAGCACTTGAAACTTGAGTGATTTCATTTTTTAAATCTTTCAAGCTAGTGACGGCACTAGTATTTTCCATACCGACACGATAGCTGAATTTTCCTTCTGGTGTACTACCCATGTTTTGCCGCCTTTCCTAATGCTAGTTGCTTGGCAATAAATTCTGCTGCTGAAATTCTATTTTCAGGAGGTACAGCATTCATTACCTTATTCCATTCGAAAATATCTGTATTCTGGATTTGCTCAAGTGATAAGTGACCATTAATAATAGCTGACTTTTCGCTGTAATGTAAATCATCGAGAGAGCTTTGCAGATAACTTATCTTTTGATCGATTGGTACTTTTTAAATCAGCCTCATTAGGCTCAATATCCTCCGTTCCAAGGATTTTGTGACAGAGCAAAGTAGCTGTGTCTTGCAAGTCATCAACATCAGCTTCTTCAAGCTTTTTCTTTTCGCTTGCTTTTAATCCTAGAACTTGAGTAATAAATTCAGCAGCATATTGAACTGGTGCAATTTTTGCCTTACGTTCGTTTTCTGCTTGAATCATTTGAATAGTAAGCCCTAAAATTTGTGCACGTTGTTCTAAGCTAATATCCAAATCTTCTAGCATTTCCTTTGAAACATCTAAATGAGTGTTGTACTTCTTTTCAATTCGTTCAAAGGTTTTTAAATCTTCTGCCTTTTCACCTGAAAGTGAAGTTAAGATACCAGCATCCCTCACAAGTTCAATCTCTTTATTTTTCCCATCATTAAAAGCTTCCAAATTCTTCTTTTGAAATTCAGTAGCACTTTCAACATTAGAAAATGATTGAGATAGTTGATACTCTTTCTTCAAGCCAATCTTTGAAGCATCAAAATCAAATTTAGCCATAATATCCTTTCTATTCCTCCAACCCACCCTGCACATCTATCGATGTTACTTATGACTGCTGTTCTGTTTGTTCTGCAGGACTAGCAGTTACTGAATTAGTTTGTTGCCCATTAGTTACTCGCAGTAGCAGTATAGCCTTGGAAAATGTGAGTAAGCATAGCTTCTTCTGTGAAGCCTTCTTCGCCTGATGAGAAGAATTGGTAAAGTAAGTCATCTGCTGGTCTTGCTTGTGCAGCAAATTGGAACACGTCGTGTACTAACACTTCGTTTTGGTTGTTAGTTTGCCAGTTCATACCACCAGATTGAGTAACTGTGCCAAATGGAAATGCCCAGTAGAACTTGTTTTCTCCTGAATGAGTAACACCAATGATTGCAGCATTAACAAGCTTATTACGCTTAACGGCATAACCCTTATTAGTATCATCATGATCAGCACCTAAAAGAGCTGCAGTAATTTTAATTGGTAAGTCATTAGCACCAAAAGTAGCAGTAGGTGCAGCAACACCAACGGAACTTTCAGTTCTTAAGTCAGAACCGTAGATTGCTTGTGCTGCTGGAGAAATATTTTGAATATGAAATTGCGTAGCACCTTTTGAAGTACCTGCGTTTGCGTAAAAGAGGCCATTCTTGTTGAAGGCCTTGTTGTCAGTCTTAATCTTGCCTGTATCATCTGTTAAAGCAATGATGAAGCTGTCAAAACCTGTGATTTGCATTAGAAATCATTCCTTTCTGTTCTGTCTAAGTAGTAAATCTTCACAAGTTGCTCTGTAGTAGGGTCAACTGTGTGAGCTCTTGAGAGCCTAATTCGCCACTTTTTTGCTAAAAAAATAGACTCAATCTGTCGTTCTATTGTGTCTATATCTACGTCTTCTTTAGTTGAGAAAAAAATTTGAAGCTCAACTGACTGATTACGGTCTTGAAACTTATCAGAACCATAATTAGTTAAGTCCTCTGTAACTTCGGTTAGTAAAACAGTAGTGCTGTCACTAGCGTCCTGTGTTTCTGGAGGTACACGGTATAAGCAAATGTTGTCAATTCCGTTAATGCTTGCTTCTCTCAGCACTTCGCCTGCTTCAACTACTGGTAGTCTAGTCGTGCTCATTGTTTAAAACCTCCGACAACTTAGAACTCATAGCATCAGCAATCTTCCCTGCTGCTTTCTGTTGAGCTCGTTGAACAAAGTGTAGGTTAGCCATTTGTTTGGTAGACATCTTCATGACCCCATCGTTTACCCAACCTAAAAGAGCTATATCATCGTCCTTATTCCAGCCAACATCAGTGTCTCCTGTTTTGGCATTGTCGATGGTATAGCCCTCTTTATAAGTAATCCCTTCACGTAAGTGATGGTCGTGTAAGCCATTCTTACCTGCACCAATTTTTCTAGCCTTGCCATAGTCTAAATCTGAAACTGGTGTTTCATCTTTTAAGACTTCTGCATAAGCTTTAGCACCTGCACCAGTAACTTTGGCTTTCTGCTCTGCCGTAAGATTAACTTTCGAAGCAACTTGCTTGTAAAAGTCGTTCAAAACATCGTCTAAATCATTCATGACCTGCACCTCGTTTGCTTTCTTTAATTGTGATCAAATCGTAGGTCACATATGAGTCTTCATCTAATGAAACATCGAGAATATCATACGTAACTCCGCTGATTTGAACACAAGTGCATGATTGTAACTTATGAGAGTTCTCCTTTCCGTGTTGGATCTTGATAACTCTTGAATTTTCAAACGAAGTACCAATCAGCTCGTATTTCTGTGATCTAGTCTGTTTTACATTTGAAAAATGGACTTTGAAAGCAGGTTTGAACACTCGATTGGTCATTCCTGACAACGCTTGTGAAGTTCCATAGCTTCCAAATGTGCAAGTCTTTTGCATTAAGTAAGGCTGTACAGCATTAACGTAACCAACCATTTGAACCAACCTTTCCTTTGAGATGTGATAGCATCATCCGCAAGCCAATCGATGTACCATTTGCAAGGGTTCGGTCGTAGAACATTTGAGTTGCTAAAGTCTTAACGGCTCGAACAAACATCCCATCTTGAAGCATTTCATTAGTATCGGCTTTAGAATCAACTGAATCTTTGACAAACGATAGACTATCCTCAACCAAAGTGTTCAAGGTGGATTGATTTTCTTCGGTATCATCTAAATTGAGTTCTTGCAATAGTTGAGTCTTTAACTCATCTAGTGTCATAACCTATCACACCTTTCTAGCTATTTACCTGGAGTACTTGCAGCTTGAGTTACTGTCTTGTTGCCAGTATACCAGTTGATTAAATCGCCACGGTATTGTTGGTAATCTGCTCGCATGTAAATACCAAGAATTCTGAAGAATTCGTCGTATGTATCAATGAATTTACCAGTAACTTCGTTTTGCATAAACTTGATTGCTGCCTTTTGAAGAGGTGTGATAATCATGTTAACGTCACCGTCTTTAGCATTAGGGAACAAAGTATCGTCAATAATCACAACTGATTTACCCTTGATGAAACCATCAGTGGCCTTAGTTACATCAGGTTGAATTAATGGACGGCCCATTGTGTCTTTCATGCTATCTAAGTAGTAGAAGGATGTTTGTGAAAGCACAATGTTTGATTGCTTAGAATCATTTGGTTTAAGCTTCTTATCAATTGCTTCAGTAATTGAGGCTAATAAGTCGCCAGTTGTTGAAGCTGTAATGTTGTTAGTTAACACCTTCATGATTTCGTCATCGTCGGTGTTGTCTTTAAGGTCCACACATCTTTGAGCAAGTTCTGCTTCCCAGTTGTAGTCTGAATCGTTCAATAATTCGATTGAGTATGGATACTTCTTTGAGAATGATTTTAAATCCCAAAGAATTTGCTTAATTTGAGGGGCTGAACCAGTTTCAGATGGTACAAATTCGCCAGTTCGCTTAGTCAACTTACCAGTTTCTTCTGAAAAATATGGTAACTTACCAGTTGTGTGTTTTACAGAAATGGTTCTAATCATGTTACCCAAACGTGCAAATTGGTGTTGGTCATGTTCTGCAGCAAGGATATCTTGTGGAATTAATACTTGACCAGTTGAAAGACCAATACCACCTTCAGTAGCATCACGCTTAACTTCCCCAGTTTTTAAGTAATGCAAAAAGTCCCGTTTGTTTTCAGCAACGGGACTATCAGTTTTTTGATTTAAGATTTTTGGCATCTTCATGCCTCCTTTATTGTCTCTAGTTTCTTGTTCAGGATTTGCATCCCTCTTTTGGCTTTTTCTGGTAGTTTGTTTACCAACATTCTTGTCTTTGTCTTCTTCGTCTGAGTCTGTTGATTGGTCATCGCTGTCGTCCGATGAGTCGTCTTCATCGTCACGTTTAGCTTGTTTGCTAAGAATTCCAGCAACTCGCTTAGCTAAATCATCAATGTCAATGTCAGGCTTCTTCTCATCTTTCTTTGAAGAATCATCACGTGTTTCTTCCTTAGAATTTTCATCAGTTGAATTAGGTTCTTGAGTTCCAGATTCTTTGTCTTTTAAGTCTTTTACTTCTTGTGGCATCTCTGTGCCTCCTTTTTCTAAAAATTGCTTGAGTGAACGTTCAACATTTGCACTAGTTTGTTGATAAGCAGGAATTGGAGTGAGTGAGATTTCATTTAGGTGTGAAATCTCGTTAATTTGGTGAATGGTTTGACCTGAATCATCACGAGACCAATCATCGTCGCCGATATTGAATCCAATAGAACAGCCTTTGATATTCCCTGCTTTAATGTCAGCGAGTGTGTCATTTCCTAAAGTTGTGTCTGGCATTGTTGCTTCAAAGTACAGTCCTTTGTCATCGACTCTTACACTCAAAGTTCCGCTATCGACTCTGGCTAAGATTTGGTCAAAGTCATGTGATCTAAGCAGCATTACACTGGATAAATCCAAGCCATCTAATGCTTCAGGCTTGATATATTCGATAAAAGGCATAGGAACGCTTGGTTGATTGAACAGCATTCCGTAACCTGTAATCTTGTGCGAGCCATTCTCAGCGTCACGAGTTGTCAAACTAGCCAGTTGCAAATTGATTGAGCGAACGTCGCATTTGAAATCATTGTTTTTTGGCATTTTTGTCACCTCCTTTCAAAATTTGGGTATAAAAAAAGCTCAAAAAAGCGCTTTTTTTGCGTTTTTGAGCTCATTTTTTTGATATAAATTAAAATTTTAGTCGTTTTAGTCGTTTATATTTTTGGTGTTGTCTAAAAGATTAGTACCTTCATCAAGGTCTAATTCAGGAAAAACACCTCTATTTTTTAGTAATTTTTGGGCTTGAATAGGTGCTAAAACACCTGCAGAAGCTAATTTCTGGACATTATTAATCAATTCACTGTTGTCACTGTCAATTGCACTAGCAATATCAAGCTTCACATCTGTTCCAAGCTTCTGACTTAACTCACTTTCAATAGGCTTAATGTAAATTGATAGAGAACTTTGATAGAATGCTCTAATCATTGTGATATTAGATTGAGCGTCTTGTTTTCCTGAAAGATAATCTGCAGGAATTCCAAATGCTTTGGCAATTTGGTCTTGTGAAAATGACACATTTTGTAAAAACTCTGTAACATTTGGAGAAATATTAGTCGTTTCAACATCTGCACTTTGGTCAAGTACCACAGCACGACCAGCATTTTCACCAGTTGTTTGCTCTTCAAAAGATTGTCTTGTGTTTTCCTTTGCTTCTTTGCCCAAAGTTGCATTTGGAACTTTAATAAAGATACTTGGCTTGATTGCATGTCTGAGCGTTGAAATAGCTAACTTGCTAGATAGGTCTTGAACTTCAATCTCATTGAGCAAGCTGTCAATTGGAGGAATACCCATATACTGAGTATCGCTTTCACCTGAAACAGTGCATCTGAAATGAATCACTTCACTTGAGTCGTACAAGAAATCACCAGAACGTTTCGAGTCATCGAAGTGAACTGTGTAAGTCAGGTCTTTTCCGTAATCATCTAATGCAACTGTTACCTTTTCATTTGGTACTGGTTCAATTCGTACTGGATATCCGTTCGTATCACGGTCAATAATCGCAAAAGCATTTCCTGTAAGCATCATTTGAACAATCATAGCCTGCCAAACACTGAAACCACTCATCAAATTACCGAGAGGAGCATTCAACACATCAGTAATTGGTTGAGCATTTGTCACAAAACGACAGCCTGCTATATCGCTTGAAACACGTGAAATAACTGCATAAACGTCTGAATTCTTTAAGGCAATTGCGCTTGTAATTGCTTTCGGCTTAATTGAGACAGGCTGACCCTGATTAAGTATCCAGACAGGTGAACTGCCAGACAGCATTTTTTGCCTTTTAAATAAGTTCGATAAAAAAGCCATATATACCTCCTAGAATGAAAAATTATTAGTGAAATAATCGTTAATTTGTTGCTCAGACATCCCTGCAAACGGGTCATTCTTGTTCTTTTTCTCAAGTGAGATGTCGTCAAAGTGGAACATTGCAGTGTACCAAGCGTCAATTAAGGCATCGACAAAGTCGATCTTAGTTGTTGCCTTTTCCTTGTCGACCTTAATTCCGTTGTTATTGCTGAATAACACAGCATTCTTAAGCGAATATTTGATAATTGGATCATCTAAGTAACGTATCTCACGAGTATCAAACTTTTGTCTTAAGTCAATGGTTGGATTAGTTAATGTCTGGATAACGTTTTTAACAGCCATAGTCTTCCAGTCGAGCTTCTGTTCAATCCAGCCAATCATACGTGACATCCCCCACTGGTCGTAACAGAAGTACTGCACATCTAAGTGGTTTTTTTCTACAAAATCGACTAGCCAATTAAAGATGACCCCATCGTCGATATAGCCGTATTCGTTCTTGGCAATGTCACAGTAGCCTTTTCTTTCTGCATCCCTATAATTAATGCCATCTTGTTTTTCTTTAATCTCTATGTTGTTCTGAGCCCTTGCAAGAGGTACCCAGGAATGCTGTTTGATGTAAAAGCGCTGATTATTAGCACCGTCTAAATATGGAAATACAAATACCAAAGCCGTATCATCGCTGAAATTAGACTTGTCAAAGCCAATGTAAACAGCTCGGCCAAAGATGTTAACAGGTTCTTCAGGAACGATAGCAGCATTAACATCATCAAGCTGTAAGTAAGTATTTTTCTTAACTTGAAGCCAAAGATTGAGAGATTTGTTCTGAAACTCTTCAATTGAACCATCTAACATCTTGTTCTCACGTTCTGAGAGCAAAGACTTTAGCATTTGGTCCTTTTTTTCAGGAGACAAATTCATAATTGGGTTGGATTTAAACCATGTTTCAGGCTTATCAACTTCAATTAGTGCGTCCTGTTCCCAAATCAAACAAAGATTGTCATCTAAAGCTCTATCACAATCACGTTCCATAACGAACTGGAGTAATCTTTGATCTTTGTAGAATTGTGAGTTGCTGTCTGGATAAGCTGTGGATATCTGTAAGAATACGTGATTAGGTTCTTGTGCCTGTCCTGAAGTGATTTTTCCGTTACCAGTCCTAATCTTTCCAATGTATTTGTCATCTCCGACTTCATCCCCTACCGCAAATTGATAGTGAAATGAGTCTAATTGTCCTGATTCATAAGACTTTCGCATTAAGATGTTGTTGTAAACTCGTGAAATGATTTGGTCGGTTAAGACATCAATTTGTTGGTCTTTGAATGTCTGCCTAAATGCTGGACTTTCGCTCATCTTTCGGAACATGGTTCTAAGATAGTCGAACCCTACACGAGACTGGTCGGTTGTTGGAGCTACGAACAAGTATTTTCTGTTGTAAGTATCATTTGCTTCGATTAGAAAATAAAAAGCAGCTAAGATAGCTGCAATGTATGTCTTACCATTAGTTCTAGCCATTGAAAGAGTCGCCCGTACATAGCGAACACGGTCTTTTTCGTCACGCCAAGCAACAATAGAACAAAGAATTGCTTTCTGAAAGTCTACTAGTGGTAAAGGAACACCAGCATTAACATCAGGAACCAATTTAGCAAAATTTAGAATTGCTCGAGCCTTGTTCAAATCATAGTGATACTTGAATTCAGGGTCTTCTTTTTGCCGTCTTAAGTCTTGGAGGTGTCTGAAACAGGCTAGTTTAATCATGTAACCAGCCTGGACTCTGCCCTCTAAAACTGAAAAAGCGTACTTGGTTAACGGGTCTCTATAGTTCTTAAAGATTTCAGTGTACTTACCTGCATCTTTTTCTTCTGTATAAGCCGTTTGAAGGTCGAACCCCTTCTTAGTAAAATCGTACTTTTTCACTAGAAATCACCACTTTTTGCATTTAAAATCTCGGCTAAGCTTGGTGTGTCATCATCTTGACTGTCAATGCTTGCCATCAAGCTTGCACGACTTGCTGGAGTTAGTCCTAAATCAGAACTAAAAGTCTTAATTTGCTTCATTGAGCTGTCCATTGTTGTTACTGCAGGGTTCTTTTGATAGCGAGTGAACTCTTTATCCAAAGTTTTGCCTGTTGGTAAGATTGGAGTCGTCCAAACTTCACGCTGAATGCCATTTTTCTGCACATTTTCGAAAGCTTCACGATACAACTGGATTGCCGAACATAAGCATTCAACAGTAGCCTTGTCAGCCTGTTTAACTACACCAGTTTCTTGAAGGATTGGAATGAGCCGTTGCCAAATTGTCGCAGCAAGTGTTCCTTTCATGTAAGAAGGTGGAGTTTTCTGAAGCGGTGTCCAATTCTCGGTAACTTTTTTCAATTTTTCCGTTTGTTCACGTTGCTCAGGTCGTGAATTTGGATCAGTTGTCAATTTCAAGTTGCGTCCTTTGGCCATTTTTCCGCTTTTCCTCCTTTCAAAACAAAAAAGGCAAACTCACGTTTTGCCCCCTCCATGAAAATATTGATTTTTGCATTTGGCTAAAAAGATGACTCCCCTGTTGTGTGCTGTAGGCCCCTTCCCCAGGCGGGGGGTATCAATTTATTTTTTCTCTCAAAACTTTCAGCCACCATTTTTTTGTTGCGTGTTTCAAAATTGCGTCACCATTTTTCTTTTCAGCAATTTTCTGTTCAAGAATTGTCTTGCGTGTATGTTCTCCTTTGGATAAACACCAAAGATTATTCGTATCCAGTGGGTTTTGGCACAAACGTCGTGGAACGATATGGTCAACAATCAAATCATGGTCGTCAATCACTCGGCCACTGACTGCGCTTGTGTACAGGTCACGGCTTGCAACATACTCACGAACTCTTTTCCACTTAGCGCTTGAATAGAACTCTGTTGCTTCTTCACTGCGTTCAAACCTGTTGTAGTGTTTGTAATAAAGCAAGCGCTGCTCATGACTAACTGGTTTAGGGATGTACTTATGAAACGGTGCATGCACATCACAATAGCGTTGCTTAATTGGTACAACTGTATGACAACCACGTTGTCCGCACATATGGACTCTCATACGTAACCTCGCTCCTCTTTTAATCGCTGCTGTTCTTCAAATGGTAACAGCCAATTGATAGGAATGTTAAATGGTATCTTGCATATATCTTCTAACTTAATGTTTAATCCTTCTTGATACTTGTGACGCCACCGAGGTATCTCTTGCTTAACTTTCATCCAACCAGTAAAGCTATCAATGTAAGGCTTGAATTGAATACAAGCGTACTGACTGCCAACTTCACCACTTGATGTCAGCATACCGCACTGTCCTCTGGTCGCTGATATCTGAATCACCACCGTTCCTTTTGGATATACTTTTTTTGCTTTTGCTCTTTCAATAGTTGCAAATCTTCCGAGTAACATTTGATTCTCAGATGGTGGAATAAAAGGCTTGCTTACCCCCCCAGTTTGCATATGCAATGCACGCTTTAGCATTGGTCCATAGTCTTTGCGTCTAATAATCTTCTTTGACTCGATATGGTCGATTGCTTCTTCAAGCCACTTAGTAACATTGAACTCTTCTGCAACTTGTTTGCTGTGAGGCATTACATTAATGTCGCTGAAACTTAAATAGTCATCTTTGCTATTCTGAATGAAATATACCTGTTTAGTTTCGCCAGTTAATGCATCCCCGTGAACTACAATTGCATTCATCCCACGCAAAGCCAAATTACATAGCAAATATGGAATAACGTTATCTGCCAGTTCTGACGCAAAGTAAAAGTATCTATGAGGAACATATGTCCAAGGTAATTCTGCAGTCATATCAGCCCACCACTTCTGAATTAATAATGAGCCAGTACCTGCTGTAATATCTGCAGCAGTATAGCCTTTCTTGTGAAAGTATCGCTTTTCCATATCATTCTTGAAATCAGCATCATATTTTGTATTAACAATGATGGATAAGAGTTTGGATACTTCGTCTGGCGTGTAGTCTTGCTGATTAGCTTTTCTTTCAGCAGCGTATTCTTCAAAGTACTGTTTGAAAGTATCTTGAACCACGCACTGTGCGTCCAACTTAAGTAATTGTTTGAAAAAGTCATTGCGTTGCTCTTGATTAAAAACAATTTTTCTCAAATAGTTTTCAAACTGAATGTGTTGTGTAACACCTGCAATCTTCCAGAATTGTTCTTTTGAAATCATGTACGTGTTGCACCTCCAATAAAATAAAGCCAGTGGAGGTATTGCAACCTCTGCGCTCCTAAAATGAGCCACTGACTTGTGTTAAGAAAATTTATAAATATGAATTTTAAACAAATAAAGGTTAGCCCATTGGGCTATGAGTAGCCGAGCTCTCGAAAACTCGTTGAGTTCCACCAACTACTACTCAGACAACTAAGAGCATTTAAGTTGTCTTGAATGTTTACATCGTGTCTAACTGTCATTTCGTAAACAGCTAGCTCCTATGCCCGCTCGCCTCGAAACCGTTGAGGGTCATCGCAGGCTAAAGCATGTTGCAGAATCGAACTGCAGTAAGAGCTCCAGCCATGCTTGTTTTTACACCTAAAGTAATTTGTAAAAGGATTAAATGAAAAAAATCAAAAACTTAGTTAATAAAACAATGTTAATTTTCAACAATTAACAGCAGGGATGCTTACAACTACTAGCACATCCCTATAACCAAGTAGCGGACTCGAACCGCTATTACACACCAGTCTTGGTCTTATCTAGGAGAATTCATGAACGAATTGGTCCCACATTTATACTGAATTTCCGCACCGTCGTAGCTTCTTTTCGCTACACTACTAATATTAGCTTATATCCTTCCGCTTGACTTCCGGTCTTTTTCCGGTCTTTTTCCGTTTTTTTATTTTTCGTGTTCTGGGAAAAGGTCAAACAGGTCCAATTCTGTTGTTTCGTGGATTGGTTGTTTCTCAACTTCGAAGCCTTTAGGATGTGCATTTGTTGCGCTGTCAACCGTGTCATTGTACTTCAGTAGCAATCTAAGAACACTGTCAACTGTATCTATGTCAGCAATTGTAAAGTCCTTATCAAATAAAGCTTTTCCATCACGTAAGCAATCTTTCAATGTGTTTGTGTAAACGATGAAGTCTTCTACTTTCATCCCTGCTATAGAGTAATTGTTCCAGGTATCAACCATCATGTCGCTAATTGTTTCATTCATTGTCATTACCTCGATAAACGTGTAAGTCCTCTGGATCTTTAACACAAAGTATACCTTGCCAGTACTCAAATCTGTCTGCAAACTCATTCAATGCACGTTTGTGCATCACATCAAATTGAGTGTGCTGATATTGAACTAATCGTGATACTTGAAAGATTGGCTTTTCTTCAATATAAATTCCAATTAGTATCTGTCGGCTAGTTGCTGTGCATCGAAAAATACTCTCATGAACAGCTTGTACAATCGTCTTAGCTTCCAGACTCCTAATAATTTGACGTTCAATAACGTTCCCCGTTGCTCCGTGTGCTGGAGCTAGTGACAGCTTCGGACTGCTTAAAGAATTTAAATCATAACCGCTGAGTCTAATCGCTCTTACAAAGTCTCCACGTAAAAATTGTTTAACCTTTTTTGCGGTTTTTTCTGTATCAACTTCAGGAAATAGCGTCACAACTGCCACACTCCTCATCTTTTATTCCTCTTTATTTTTTGAACTGAAAACTTCAGCAAGTTGTATATCTAAAGCCTTGCGGTTCAAATAATGACCTGCAACTTTGAGTTGCATTAAATACTTCTCGCTACCTGTCTCTTCATAATCCCAAAAAGCTAAATGAATGAAATCAACAAGTTCTTCCAAATTCATCTTAGCAATTTCATGCCATTCTTTATCTTCTCTTGTCATAATCAGTTAATACCTTTCGCAATTTATTCCTAATTTCACGTCTGTGAGCATTTTCGGCTTGTATCCATAAAAGTATACCCATTGAAAAAATAATGCCTACAATGCCGAAAAAATAGCCAAATTTCTTGAGGATAATTCCAATAAAGAACATCCCTATTGCAATAACGCAATCAATCGCAAGCAGTGCTTCAATTGTTGCATCAAAACCGCACTTTTTACATTTCATTGTCACTCTCAACCCTCCATTTCAATTCCTCTAAACGAGAAATGAATTTGTCTTCTTTTTTAAAATTTAAAATTTGGTCAATAAGTGTCCAACTTCCAGAAATTACTAGCAAGATTGTTGCAAAGCCAAGTAGTGAAATCCTATCAGAGCCGTGTGCTAATAATGATGTAAGTGCAGCAAAGACACTAATTAACATTAAGAATTGGGAATAGATCATTTTAGAAATAGATTTTTTCATAAATTCATAATAGTGCCTTCTAACAATTCCAATTTCTGTCAGATTTAATTGTTGCATTGAAGCTTTATAATTTAAGTCTCTTGAATAATCAGGTGGATTTTTCAAATCATCTTCAGTAACAACTACTGTGATTGTTAACGTATCAACTAAGTAGTCATAACTCATAACTGTGAAAGTGAAACTATAGCTATATCCTTTATCTGGATTAAAATAGTTAAATTTGTGTTCTTTTTCTACCGCATTAACAATATTAGGATAGTTCTTCTCTATCTTGTTTAATGCTAATTGACGGCCAATTTGGTAGGTTAAATATTTTAATGACTCTTTTTTCAAATCTTTTCTCCTATGATCTTTTTCGCCTATAACTACAATGTTCATATATTGCTTTCCATCTTCTAAGAATTTAGTTATCACTTGATAGTAAGGCCCGTCTGGATAGTATTCACAAGGCTCAATACTCAATATTTCAAGTTTGTTGTGTCCAAATTTTTCTTCAAGAAGGTCAGCTACTTTTTTATAAATCTTTTTATTCATTTTTAACCTATATAGTAAAAGTGTAAGTGCTCGTCACACCTAAAATTGCGGTTCTATACATTACTTCTATTTTTTGATCATCATAGAAAATACTAAGTCTGCAATCATTGTCAACTAGTTCTCCATCTTTTATCTTTATTAAGCCAATTTGGAACCATTTAGTACCAATATTTAAAGCTGGTTCTTCAGATAGTAGTTCAAGCTTTTTACAAAGATTATCGGGGCGAAAGGATGCAGACCATGCATCCCTGGTACACCACAGGTTGTAAGCGACTTTTGCAGCAACATATTTGTCTGTTATGGTAATTTTTTTAGTCATTGTTCCAACTCCTCAACTGTAACTTCAACTCTTGGCTTTTCTGCGTATACTTTAAACGCTACAAGCTGGATAACCTGCTTATCGTCGTGATAAATGACTCCATTAAGGCTATCCATAATTCCTTTCACGATATTGTCAATATCTGGCTTCTTTGTTGGAACCTCTTGACCTGATAAACAAGCTTCACGTCTTTTCTTTGTATAAGACTTATACAAGCCAAAGTATGCTTGGACTGTAATTTTCAGCGGTGTTTCCAGTGGCTCACCTGAATAAACTCTTTGAGCACACATCGTTGCCATTGCTTTATACTGTCGAGATTTAGCTGGATCATATGTTTGAACGTATCCTCGATGTCTGGAAAAGCGTGGTCTGCCTTGGCCTACAGGTTTTCCTGGAATAGTAAACTCAATTATCAAACTTCACATCGCCTTTCTTCAGGAGGAACATATCCTCCCCTTTGCTGAAATTAACCAAGCAGTTTCTAGGGATGCATCTCCAGTTGTAGTAACCTCTTGTTAAGCCATATCCTTGTTCAGATAGCTCTTCTTTGATGTATCTATATGCAGTGTAGTGAGCCTTAATTGGCTGATAGTTTGTGAAGTCACGAACCTGTCCAATGGTTTGAGCGTAGAAAACTGGCTTACCATTTTTTCTTAGCTCGTACATGAAATGTGGTCTTGCTTCAATGTGATAGAAGTTCCTAACTCCTGAAATTGCGGCAGTGTTGTAACCAAATACTGTACTAATCTCGGTTGAAGTGTAACCGTCTTTTAGTAAATCAATAATCTCCTGTCGACCTTTTTCACCAATATTTCTTGCTGCAACTTTTACTCTGTGCAGTGAGTTCTCACTAATTGACCTTCCGAAAACTTTAGTAATTGGCATTTCATGGAACTCACCAGAAAAGCTCTTTCTAAGTCTCAGCAGTTTCTCATTGTCTTCAGGAACTTGCGACAAAGAGCCATATTTCTTTTCGAGGGCTTGAATATCTGCAAGTTGTTGTGCTTCCATGCTTACCTCCCTAGAACGGCAAATCATCGTCACTAATGTCAATCGTGTCTCCTCCATCAGCAAATGGATCTGGAGTTTGTTGAGCAGGTTGTGCTTGTGCTGTGGTCTGAGTCTGAGCAACAGGTGTGCTTGTAGTAGCTTGTTCTGGCTTACTGTCCAAAAGCTCAAAGTTATCTACAACAACTTCAGTCACATAAACTCGTTGACCATTCTTATCTTCGTAATTTCTGGTTTGGATACGTCCATCAATTCCAATTCTTGAGCCTTTGTGAGTGTATTGTGATAGGATTTCAGCACCCTTTCGCCAAACAATACAGCTGACAAAGTCCGTCTCTTTGTGTTCTTTGTCTTTGCTGTACTGTCTGTTTACTGCCAAAGTAAAGAGTCCGACTGAAATTCCACTCTGTGTTTTTCTCAAATTAATGTCTTTGGTCAATCGACCAACTAAAACTACTCTATTAATCACTTGGTAACCTTCTTTTATTTCATCAAATTCTGCCATTCTGAGCGCTTATCCTTTAATTGCGTAAAATCTACCACATGACCTTTTGCACCTCGTGTAAGTCGTGAAAACAGCTTCTGATTGTATACTTTTTGAAACTGTTCAACAGTTAAATTGCTTGTTACGATAATTCTTTTCTGAGAATTAAGTATGCTGTAGAGTACACGCTGTACAAACTGACTGGCTTCATCTCCAGAAGCCCTCATACTTGCCTCAGTTCCTAAATCATCTAAGACAACTAAATCAGCATCAGTAATCTTTGAAACTGCTCGACCTTCTGTCCAATACTCGCTTGGATCATTGAAAGAGTTTCTAATTTTCTGGAATAGCTCAGCAATATTAATAAATAAGCACTTCTGACCTTTTGAATGGTCATTAACGGCTTTCAGCATTGACATTGCAAGATGTGACTTTCCAGTTCCTGCAGTTCCTACAAGCAGCGTGTTGAACTTTACCTCAGGATATTGATAATACTGACCTGCAATTTTATGACACAGTTGATAAACTCTATCCTCTTGAGTCCCAGGTTCGTGCTTGAAATTGTCAAAGCTACATTTGAAAGTGTCTTCATCGTCAACTAGTGAGTCACGTCTTAGCCAGCGTTTGCTAAGCTCAGCTGTAATTTGTCGGTCAAACGTCTTCTTTTCTGCTAACAGTTTCTCAAGCTCGCATTTAGGACAGACTGGTTTAACATCCCTGCCAGCAATAGTTGCTAACTTGCAATTGTGTTTTGGGCAGGTTTCATCAACTTCAACAACTGCTAAGAGATTAGCTACGCTCTCCATCTTGGTTTCCTTTCATAAAACTGCTGTAAATCTTGTCAATTTGCTCGTACATAGACTTAACGTTCTTTTGTTCTTCAGCAGACAAATTTTTAAACCATTTCAATGTCTTACTTTCTTTTTCTGTAACATTAAAAGGTTTTGGAAAAACAGATCTATATTTTCTAGTTAGGTCTGGTGTTAAGTGGACATTTGTTGACCCTAAACTATTAATAAGTTCAATTGTTCCATCAGGTCTGCACACCAAATCCCAATTTATTGGGAGAAATTTAAACCATATTCCAAAACAATTGTTTGAAGTTACGCTCCAATTTGATAAGTCTAATGCTTCAGGTGCTTTCCATTCACTAAACAAGGCACACAAGTGACCTGTATATCTGTTTACAAAGTAATCTATAAAGTTTCTTTCGTCTTCTGTCATTTTCATAGTTTAGCCTCCCAATTGCTCCAGCTATCTACGACATGGTTGTTTGCATATAGTGCATGGTCAATCTCGTTTAAATAGCTCTCAAATTTAGTTCCAAACAGTGTCTCAGGTCTAAGATACTTAGCCATCTTTGTATCTGTTTTCCAGTCCTTGCACTTCTTAACAATTACTTTTTCAAAGTCATCGACAGTGAAGCCTTCTTTGAGCCTCGCATGTATAAGCTTCTTAGTCTTAGCTGAAGATGCTCGATAGTGACTACCTGTTTTTTCGTTGAGGAACTGTACTATAGCCTTTACTTGCTTAGAGTTATCAACCTTCTTAGAGCTATTGTCTGGCTCAGCCAGACTATATTTTGTATTTCTTTTTTTTGTATTATCTTTTTTTGTAAGGTCTTTATTTTGTATTGTTGGGTTAACCTGTGTAGGATTTTCGTACATAGGCTCATTCAACACAGGCTCATCAGACATAGGGACATCTGATAATATCCATTCACTATCTACGACCTGTCCTTTTTCGTTCCGCTTTCGATATCGCTTAAGGTAACCATTATTTTCCAGCTCTTTTAAACCTGTTCGTAATGCATCCCTGCCATCAATTGAATGTCTGGCAACCTCTATCTCATAGAACTGCCAATCTGATGGTTTCGATGCCAAATAGAGGAATATTCCTCGTGCTTTCCAGCTCAATTGGTCATTCTGTGCAATTGAGTTAGGGATTGTTGTGAAATGTGTGACAAATTTCTTACTTAGTTTTCCCATTTTTCTTTCCTTTGTGATATCCTTGTACTGAGGGATGAATTAACATCCCTTTCTGTACAAAATTTTTCTGGCGAAAAGTAGTGTGTTACGCACTGCTTTTTTTCTTGCCTAAATATTGTGGTCCCAGGGTAAATCAGGATTTTGTGCCAAAAACACCACGCACAAGATGCTGATGACCGCCAAGAGCGTTACTGTAATACACCAGACTTTGAAAGCACCGTCTACTGTGATTTGTTTGTTCCAGCGTCTTAAAATCGTGTTTAGTAAGTCTTGGTAAGTAACTGCCTGCTTCTCTTTCCATGTTTGTAATAATTTCATAGTTCATATTTACTCCTCTAATTCTTCAACTTTGCGTACCAGTTAATTCTGTGTCGATTCTCTTTCATCCATTTAGCTGCAGTGTCTTCAAATATGATTGCGTAACGTCCATTAGCGTTTTGACGCGGATTAATACACCAGCCGCCTGTTTCGTAGTCAATTTCCTTGCGAAATTTATCGAAAATAAACGTCCTAACCCATTCAGCAGACTTGCCACCGCAATACTTTTTCCGAAACTCATCGAGTTTAATAGTTCTGCCAGTGAGCTCATCTTCAAGTTTGGGTCTCATTTCTAAAAACGTTGATTTGATTAAATCTTGCAAAGATTTTCGATTAATTAAGTCCTCCATATCTACTCTCCTAATACAAAATTTAAATCTATAATTCCTCGGTAATACGTTGATTTAATGAAGTTGTCGAGCTCTTCGTATTCTTTTCCTTTAAAAGGCACAGGCTTAACGAGATAGAACTTGATGTCTAAAGGTGCTCTTACTGAGTAATCTTCCCAAGTTAATAAATAATCATCACTTCTAATGTCGTAGCCTAACCAGAAGCCATCACAGAAGCAATCTGAAATCATTAACACGTCTTTGCTGAATTCTTGCTTATTATGCTCTTTGAAATATTCAGCATCTGGCATCTTGAAATTAATCATGCTTCGATATTGCTTAATCAGTCCTTCAAACACAACCGCTTCAAGTTCTGGATGGTCTTCAAATAATTTTGTCAAATCTTGGTTAAGGTCAAATTCTAATCCAAAACAGCCACGTGCTATGACAATTTGATTGTCATCTTTCAAAAGCAGTGCCTTAACCCCTAAATCAGAGCCATTAATAAGTTGGCAGATGTCATTTTTTGAGATTGCAATTTTAGTCATTTTTTAACGCCTCTTCTGCTTCTTCATTTATTTTGTATTTTCTATCAGTGTCCATTTCTGCTATACAGCTGTATTTTTCCACCTTGAATGGTGTTTCTCGTAGGTACTCAAGTGACACATCTTTTAAATATACCCATCTTCCTTTCGGTCTCTTGAATAGAATTGCTTTCCACAAAGGGATGAATTCTAGTACAAAACTATGATTTTGAGCGAAAATACTCGCAGTTTCTGTAAACTTTCGACTAATTATGTAGCCTTTGTAGCATTCACCACTTTTTCCGCTAAAAATGACCTTGCAAATACTGTGTTTTTTAGTCACGACTTTTGTTACTCCTTTTTTCTAAATCTCTAAAAGCTATGTAATGGTCTATTACTGAGGTTAGATAAAATACAAAAACTATAATTAAGCAAATAAATGTACTCATTTTTATCCTTCCTTGAATCATATTGTTTATGGTTTTGTATAATTTAATTATCATCTGATAAAGGAGGTAATAATTTTGGAAAACATTGTCTTTGTAAAGCGATTTAGTCAGCTAAATGCTGAGGAAAAAGTAAATAAGTTATTGCAAAAAGGCTGGAAATTGCTTTACGTTGGTTCAATTGATAATTCTCCGATGTCTGATTTACCAGGCAGAGCTATTGTCTATGTTGTTGGAGCAACACAAGAACAATTTGATAATTATCACAAAACACAAAATAATTATTTTTAATATGTTGAAGTTCTTAGTACTAGTACTAAGAACTTTTTTATTTGAAGCTAGATTTACTTTTTAAATAAATTAATCTCTCAATTGTCATTCTTAGATCTTCAAGATTAGTATCTTTAGAAAAGTCATAAATTTTTATAATCTTTACATAAATTTGAACTTGCTTTAAAAAATCTAAGTCATTCTTTTGACAAATATTTTTAAATACTTGCAATAAAGCAAATTCTGCTGATTCAAAATCAGTTTTGTTCGTGATTTTTTCAATTTTTCTAATTGTATCTTCGATTGGAACCATACCTACACCTATACCTCTACTGAAGTTTCTTTCAAAAATCTATTTACTGACGTTAATATCTTGTATTTGCTTAACCTGCTTATAAAGCGTGTTAATATCGTGATAAATGTAAATATCGCTTATTAAGTTAATTACTAAGAAGCCCAAAACAATTCCGTAAATAAAATCCATATCTATGCACCTTTCATCACTTTATTTCATCAGCTTCATCAACAAATGCCACAGCTACTTTTTCACCAGAACCATAAATATGACTCATGCAATTCAAGAACTTGTTAATAAAGTATTGTTGACCTTTTCCAGTAACCTTAGCGGTCTTGCTGATTGATACTGAGCCATTGCTATGATTGATAGTTGTTTCCTTAATTTTGAACAAACCAAGGTTCATAGACTTTTGAGTTGGTAGGTTGTAGCTACTACCTTTCTTGGAAATCAAGTAGCCATTCTTTCTCAACCAGTCAAATAATCTGTTCTGACCAATCTCAATACCGTTACCTCGCAAAATCTTGGCTAGTTCTCCAACTAGAATTGTTGAATTAGAAGTTGCTACGCTGTCAGCAAACAGTGCTTTAGGCTTCATTTCAGCAATTTGAATGTCCTTTTGCTTAAGCTGGTCTGCAGCTTGTTGTAATAGATCTGCAAGGCCTGACTTATTGTTAACTACATCAAATGCCTTTTCATCGGTCATATAAGCACCGTGCTTGCGGATTGCAGGTAAGACTTCACTAGTTACCCAGTGCTTAAACTTCTTGGTTGTTGGTAACTTGCTGGAAAGAATTAAGCTGTAAAGGCCAGATTCGTTAACAATTACTGTTTTGGACTTGTAATTAGAACCAGTCCCCTGAATCAGGGTAGTGGTTTTATCTTCTTCATCAACATGATTTGCAACTGCATTTTCAGGCTTTTTATACCCAAGCACGTCAGCAACGTCTTTCCCTACGAAATACGGTTCTCCGTCAATTAATACTGTTCGTACATCTAAACCTCTAAAATTAAAAATTTGTAAATCTTTCATTTTTACCCTTTCGCTTTTCCTAGATGGTCTTTGCAAACGAAATATACTCTAAAGGTATATTGTAGACTTTAGAAATTTTCGTTAAATATTTTGCAGCAATTTTGTCAGGATTCTTTTCCCAAGATTGCAGGGTTCTAGTTGTAACCCCAATTTCTTTTGCTGCATCTACCTGTTTCCAACCTTTCCTTACTCTTAAATCAGCAAGTGTATGCTTAAGATTTTCTGGAACAGTTTGCGGTGCAATTGTCATACATCCACCTCCTTATTTCGCTTTACATGTATTACTATACACCATAAAAAGCGAATGTCAACATTGAAAATGAAAAAAATATCGTAAAAAAAGAAGCTTTTTTCGCTTTTTGTGTTGAATACAAATATATATAGTAGTAGAATTAGAACTACAAAGGAGGTGAAAAAATGATTCAGCAAAGTGAGAATAAGCCTTATTTTTTAGGGAAAAATTTAAGTTATCTGATGGGAAAACAACACGAAACTATACCTCAGCTGTCTGACGTAACTGGTGCTGCATATTCTTCAATATCTGATTGGCGCACGGGGAAAAAAGTTCCAAGAAGTGGCTATCTTGAAAAAATAGCTCAACACTATTCTGTCAATATTTCTGATTTATTATTTACAGATTTAGAAAATGGAGTTTCTACTAATGAATTCCAATCAATTAGCCCCGTTGCTAAAGCAGAGCACCAAATCCCAGTAATTGGAACAATAGCTTGTGGAGAGCCTATTCTGGCAGAACAGAATATTGAGGACTATGTCTCGCTTGTTCCTTCTGATGATGCTACCTATTTTGGGTTGAAATGTCGTGGGCATTCAATGGAACCAACCATACATGATGGTGCTATTGCAATTATTAGGCAACAGCCTACTGTTGAAGATGGAGAGATTGCTGCAGTTCTTGTTGGTGAAGATGCTAATGAAGCTACTCTTAAACGAGTTAGGCACGTCAATAATGCAATCCTTTTAGTTCCAGATAATGAGAACTTTGAGCCAATTCTAGGTACAAAAAAAGACCCAATCCGCATAGTTGGGAAAGCGGTTCGAGTCTTAGATATATTGTGATGTAGTCTTTTTTACACATCCCTGCTCGGGGGATGTTGTGTTCGTTTCAATTTAATCATATCACATTTTATATTTTTTTAAATTGCAATATTGTTTTTTGCAATTTACGTCCAAACCAATGACGTAAAACTTGAGGTATAGGAGGTTTAATTGTGAAAGTTGAAGTAAAGGTACCAGAACACACTATCATTGATGCAGATGATACTGGAGTAACCATCACTAGAAAAGGACTTAGAAACTTTGTTAATAGAGGTAAGCTAGGTTCTAATAAAATTCCTTATTGGGCAATTAGCTCAGTTGAATATCGAAAATCAACAATGTTTGGTGGAAAGATTGAATTGCATACAGTCAGCGGTCCTCAACATAATGGCGGTCTTGGTGGGATTGATCCAACTTTTGCATTTACAGCATATGGTTCATCAACTGCTGTTCCTTTTAGAAACGGGAAAAATGAAGAAATGGCCAAATTAAAAGACTTCATTCAAGAAAAAATTGAAGAAGCACATAAGCCACAACAATCTCAACCTGTTCAAAACCAAGTTGATCCAGCTGATGAATTAGTTAAGTTGAAAAAGCTTCTTGATGAAAACATCATTACTCAAGATGAATTTGACGCAAAAAAGAAGCAATT